TTGACAAGGCTGGTACGCTACATGCCTGTGGCAGGCTCTCAAAGCCTGAACACGAGCCCCGTAGGGGATTGCTCGTGAGTTCATGGGCAGTAGCTGTTGGGATACTGGTATGTCTAATAGCATTAGAAACTACTGCCATAGAGATTGATACAGCACAAGCTATAACTACAAAGCCCGTTATTACAATTACACCTAAGGCTTATGCTAAAGCCGCATTAAATGACAATAAGCAGTACACCTGCATAGTAGAGCTATACACAAAGGAATCTAACTGGAGACCTGAAGCACGCAATGGTTCACACTATGGGATACCTCAAATGCGTAATAAGATTATGTTAAGTAAGAATCCATTACAACAAGTAGCATTAGGTATTAAGTACATAGAGCATAGATACGGTACTACCAAGCATGGTGTACCTAACGCATGTAAAGCATTACATCATCTAAAGACTAAAGGTTGGCATTGAATAACAATAGAAAGAAAGAGATACTAGGTAGTGGTAAGTGGAAAGCCATACGCCTAAAGGTATTGGCTAGAGACGGCTATCAATGTGCATACTGTGGCATTGGATTAGATAAGACCAACGCACAGGTTGATCATGTTGTGCCATTAGCCAAGGATAGTTCAGACCCTTTCAACATGGAAGGGCTAGTCGCAGCTTGCAGGCGTTGTAACGCATCTAAAGGCGATCGTGTTTTTTTAGCCAAAGAGCCTACCCCCCCTGTCTTTCCAGCCTACTCTCTCCCTGAGACTCGGGTGGCTCAGCCAGCCTCACCCTTTAGCAAGCCTTAGAAAGCCATATGAAGCCCGTTGAAGCCAAGGTTGACCCAGTAAGACGAGGGGCAAAGACAAAAGCCCTCATAGGGGCTGTAAAGCCTCGTATTCACACGCCTTTGCTAAAAGGTGCGTCTAGAATTGACGAAGTTGCAGATTTAGCTGACAAAATTGGTATGCCATTGCTTCCTTGGCAACGCTTTGTGCTAGAGGATATGTTGAAAGTTGACAAAGAGGGTATGTTTGTTAGAAAGACCTCGTTATTGCTTGTAGCTCGTCAAAATGGCAAAACTCACCTTGCCCGTATGCGAATCCTTGCTGGTCTGTTCTTATTTGGCGAAAAGAACATATTGGCAATGTCCTCTAATCGAAATATGGCATTAGATACATTTAGGCAAGTTGCTAACACTATTGAGGATAACCCTTTCTTAAAGGCACAAGTCAGACAGATTAGATATGCCAATGGTCAAGAATCAATTACATTGCTTAACGGTGCAAGGTATGAAATTGTCGCAGCTACCCGAGACGGGTCTCGTGGTAAGACAGCCGATTTGTTATACATAGACGAATTACGAGAAATCAGCGAGGAAGCATTTAAGGCAGCCGTGCCAACAACTAGGGCAAGACCTAACAGTCAGACTATTTTGACCAGTAACGCAGGTGACGCATTTAGTACAGTCTTAAATGACATGAGAGAACGGGCAATGTCCTACCCAAGTAAAACATTTGGATTTTATGAGTATTCAGCACCTATGCAGGCAAGACAAGATATACACAATCAAAAGTATTGGGTTATGGCAAACCCAGCCGTTGGTCATACAGTTACATTAAGTGCCATTGAGGAATCAATCTCGACTAACAGCATTGAAGCAACGCTCACCGAAAGTTTTTGTATTTGGATTGATTCACAGGTATCACCATGGCAATTCGGAATTTTGGAAGCTTGCACAGATAGCAGCCTAACTTTACCTGTTGGGGCAATGACTGTCTTTGCATTTGATATAAGCCCTAGCAGGCGCAACGGCTCACTTGTAGGGGCGCAGATAACTCCAGACGGCAAAATTGGCGTTGGAATCATTGAGACCTATGTAAGTGAAGTTGCTATTGACGAGGTTAAAATGGCTAGTGCAATAAATGAGTGGGCAATGAAATATAGACCGACTCATATCGGATATGACAGATATGCCACAGCCAGCATTGCTCAAAGGTTAACTCAAAGTGGTCATAAACTAATTGATATAAGCGGTCAACCCTTTTACCAAGCTTGTGCTGAACTTTCAGACGCTTTGAACAGTATGCGACTTGTCCACTCAGGTATGCCCGAGTGGATAGCTAGCATGAACAACTGCGCCATGAAAACCAATGACGCAGGTTTTAGATTGATTAGAAGGAAATCGGCTGGAGAAATTACAGCTGCCATTAGTACAGCAATGTGTGTCCATATGCTTTCAAAACCAATATCAGTTCCTCAGATTTATGTCTAGGTTATGTGATATACTTCACCTATGGGATTATGGGCAAATTTAACTGCCAAAAATAAAATTGAAGCGCAATATGCGCCAATGGTTGTACCTGATACACAAGGACTCTTAACTCTTACTTCACAAGTTGCAATATCTCGCAATGAGGCGATGTCTGTACCAGCGGTTGCTCGCTGCAGAAATCTTTTAACGGGCGTTATCAGCTCGATGAGTTTGGAAACAGAATTAAAAGCAACAGATGAGAAAGTACCAAATTTACCTTGGTTAAATCAAATATCAAAGAGCGCACCTAACACAGTTGTACTTTCTTGGATTGTTGACGCATTACTATTTTACGGTACTGCTTACCTAGAGGTAACTGAGGTTTATCAAGACGATAATCGTCCAGCACGTTTTGAGTATGTATCTAATAACAGAGTTATTGCACAGTTAAATCACAATTCAACTTTTGTCGAGGAATACTGGGTTGACTCAAAGTCTAGACCAATGTCAGGTTTGGGCAGTTTAATCACAATACAATTAGGCGGCGAAGGAATCCTTGCTAACGGCGCAAGAGTTTTAAGAGCAGCTGTAGATTTAGAAAAAGCCTCAGCAGTAGCTGCCCAGACTCCCGTCGCGAGCGGGGTGTTGAAAAATAATGGGGCTGACCTTCCAGCAGCTGAAGTTGCAGGATTATTAGCAGCATGGAAGCGTGCTAGACAAGATCGCTCAACAGCATACCTAACTTCAACACTAGAATTTCAACCAGTTTCATTTAGTCCTAAAGATATGATGTACAACGAGGCTCAACAGTACATGGCTACCCAAATTGCCCGTTTGTGCAATGTGCCTGCGTATTATATTTCAGCAGATATGAACAACAGCATGACTTATGCGAACGTACAAGATGAGCGTCGCCAATTTGTATCCCTATCACTACAACCTTTTATTTCTGCTATTGAGCAGCGTTTTAGCATGGACGATCTAACACCAAATACCCAATATGTTTCATTTGACATGGACAGCGGATTCCTTCGTGCTAATCCTTTAGAAAGATTAAATGTAATTGAAAAAATGTTAAACCTTGGTTTAATAACAGTAGAACAAGCGCAAGCAATGGAGGAATTAAGCCCTAATGGAAATAATTAATTTTACAGCTGACCTTGAAGCGTCAGAGTCACGCAGAATTATTGCTGGCAAAATTGCCCCTTATGGCAATGAAATTGGAAACACCAGCGCAGGTAAAGTTGTTTTTGAAGCAGGGTCAATTCAAATAGACGACCCAAGCAAAGTAAAACTTTTATTAGAGCATGACCCTAAGCAACCAATCGGACGCATGAAAAATGTAACTGAGGACGCTTCAGGCATTTATGCTGAGTTTAAAGTATCAAATACAACCCGAGGAACTGACTCCCTAATTGAAGCCAGCGAAAACTTGCGCAGCGGTCTTTCAGTAGGTGTAGAAGTTATTAAGGGAATCAATAAGGGTGGCGTTTATCGTGTAAGCGCAGCACGCCTTATGGAAGTTTCGCTAGTACAAGCAGCAGCCTTCAAATCTGCTGAAGTAACCAGCGTTGCTGCGTCCGAACAGGAAGCAGTTTCAACCGAAACCAAAACAGAAAAAGAGGCACTTGTGGAAAACACAACACCTGAATCTGTTGCGACCGAGGTAGTAGAAACCCCAGCGGTTGAAGCTTCCGAAGCTCGTCCAACAGTAACAGCGGCGGTTTATTCAAAGCCACGCATTGCACCAATGACTTCAGCGCAATATCTTTCAACCCAAATCAAAGCTGCTCGCGGTGATGATGAGGCTCGTCAGACAATTCTTGCAGCAGATGACTCAACAGCTACAAACACAGGCTTAACTTTGCCTACACACTTGAACGAGTTTATCACTACAACATTTACTGGTCGCCCAGCATTTGAAGCAGTAACTCGTGCAGGTGCAGTACCTCAATTATCATTTACCGTTCCAAAATTAGGAACAGCACCAACCACGGCTGCAACAGCTGAAGGTGTAGCACCGTCTGAGACAGGCATGACTTCAACTTACGACACAGTAACAGCGGCTAAGTATTCTTCAATTAACCGCGTAAGTTTCGAACTTCTAGACTTTTCTAACCCAGCATTTGAAAACTTGTTAGTACAAGAAATGCGCAAGGGCTACGAGAAGGCAACAGATGAGGCTTTAATTGCAGCGTTCACTTCAGCTGGAGTTCAAGCAACAGGTGTAGCTGCAACAG